ACAAGGAATACTTGGAGGTTGGAGTTAAGAATGATGAGCACCTTATCAAGATGGTAGCACTTGTTCAACGACTTGAATCAGGAGCAGGAAAAGATACAGCAGACTTCTTCAATCCAGAAGAGCTTGCAAAACTAATGGAACAGAGTGAAGAACTAGGAAAGCAGTTAGATAAAAAAGACGAAGAGTAATGGTAGGAGGTAATTACTTTCTAGGGAATCAAATAGGAGGACTCGCTCAATCTACCGGTAGGGGAGGTTCTGGGCAAGGATCTGCAATTTTCGGAAGAGTTATTAAAATAGCTTTAGATGAAAGTACAGAAATAAAAGATGCACAAGGCAACGTGCTTCCTATAGGCACTATTATATATAGAGATATAACTGCTGAAAAAGAAACAGGCGTGACAGAGTATCCTGCTCAACCCTTACACACCAATGTAAGGCAGTTCCCACTACTTAATGAAGTGGTAATGATTATACAGGGACCTACTTCAGACATACAGTCAAAAGTTAGTACTAAGGATATGTATTACTCTACAGTAGTTAACTTATGGGGGAGCAATCACCATAATGCACTCCCTGAACCTAATACCGATATAAGTACTATTTTAGGAAAAGATGTAAAAGAACTTGCAGATATAAATCCAATGTACCCCTTCCCTGGAGATATCATAATAGAAGGAAGACAGGGTCAATCAATCAGGTTAAGTGGAAACAAGTCGCCTGAAAATAAGTTAGTAGATGAAAGTAATAATGCTAAGCCTATCATAATAATAAGTAACGGGCAGTTGAAGACTGATAACGGAATAGACTACATAGTAGAGGATATAAATAAAGATCCTAACTCTTTATATTTTTTATCTGATCATAAGACAGATCTAATAGCAGCTAATACGAAGAGAGATTCTTACGATACAGCTCCACTAACCTCTAATCAGTATGTAGGAAATCAGGTAGTAGTTAATGGAGGAAGGCTTTTCTTTAATGCAAAAGAAGATTCTGCATTTATATCAGCAAAAGAATCAGTAGGTATTAGTGCAAAGACGCTAAATCTAGATGCAACAAATTATTTTTGTGTAGATTCTGAGAAAATTTACTTAGGAAAAGCGGCAAGAACGTCAATTAATAGAGAGCCGGTAGTGTTAGGTATTCAGCTAGAAAAGTGGCTAGATAAATTACTAACAATACTAAATATAATTTCAACTACACTACCAACTGTAACAGCAACTCCAGCAGGAGCAATACCTGGATTAGTAGAATTAGGTAAAGCGATAGAGCAGCCAATTAAAGAGCTAACAACAACTACAGTATTATTCAAATCTAAAAAAGTATTTACAGAGTAATGGCAGGAGAAGTAGAGAAAGCACAAGCAGTAAAAGCTGCAACAGAGTCATCTATAGCAAAAGCTAGAGAAGCTCAGAGAAAATTTGAAGAAACAAAGAAGCAGGTAGAAGACACTAAAGCTAAGGTTGAAGTAGCTGCAAAAAAAGCTAAAGAACTACAACAGAAACTAAAAGAAACACAAGCTTCATTTAAAGTACCAGGAGGGGTAAAAGGAGGTATAGCAGCGGTTGTGGCAGTGCAGATAGGAGGATTACGTGGAAAATTGGTTGCTCAAATACAGGGGCAGGTACTCGGCATATTAAACAAATTCTCTAGTGGATGTCCTGATACAAAGGAGCTAGAGAAGATTATTAAAACCAGAAACACCCTACTAAAGCACCTGTCAAGTTTCGAAAATAGAGTAGGTAAGTTCTCTACAATTGCAACACAACTTACAGCTATAGTAACATTGCTTAATCTCGCTATTAAAGTAATAACATCTATACCAATTCCTACAGCAATTATTCCGCCACAATCAGGAGGAATAGGTATACCTATTAGCGTAATAACAAAATATAGCAATACACTAGTATCACTAAACAAGGCAGTAGATAAGCTATCAGGAGAAGCAATAGCTATTACAGGCATTATATCATCAATAAGCCCAGTAATAACAAACTTAAAAAATAGATTAGACTCTGTAGATACAGCAATACAGGAATGTAGCTTAGGAAAGCCAGCAGATCTAAATCAAATATTAGCATCAACACAGCCACCTACAAGTGCAGGATCTCAAGGAACACCAAGGGACGCCCAAGGTAATATTGATCCCAACTATATACACACTAATCCTGCTACAGGTAAAACATATACACTATCCATTCAACAAGATGCAGATTCCCCTAAAATAGCTCCTAAAAGGTATGCTATAGCAACAGATAAGAGAGGTATAGTGGCACTAAAGGGACCTTCTTCTTTTAGTTCTTCAACACAAGTACTACTAGATGAGATAAAATTTAAAATAGATAATCAATTATTGTAACATAACTATTTATTAATATGAAGTTAGATTTATTAAAAAAATTAATTAAAGAAGCAGTAAAAGAAGCGGTTCGAGAGGAATTAGTTAAAATTCTTTCTGAGGATGTAAAACCTGTACAAACACTAGCAGGTACAACAACAAAGTATGCAGAACATAAACCTATAGTAGCAAGACCAGCTGCAACAGGCGATCCAATTGCAGATCTAATGAATGAAACTAAATACTCAATGACTCAGGGAGAATATCAAAACTTAGTAAGTGCAACTTCTGACATGGTTCAAGCACCAGGTCTAGGAATGAATCCTATAGAAAATTTTAGACAAGGTCCAGAACCAGGGTTAGATATCTCACAGTTTGATTTTATGATGAGAGCAGGAGATGTATATAAAGCATCAGTACAAAAAGATAAAGAAAGATTTGGAGCATAATGGCATTTAACGTACAGAAAATAAATCCTCTAGATTTACAGCCTAGAAAAGCAATTGGAGTTAGTCTTCCTTTCTCTTCGAACTCTGTATTTAATTCTACATACTCAACTCAAGATGCTTTAAGATCGAATTTAATTAACCACTTTCTCACCGAGAAAGGAGAAAGATACCTAAACCCTAATCTAGGAGCAGGATTAAGGAGATTACTTTTTGATCAAATAACAGTAGATAAAGAAGGCGAAATAGAAGCAGTGGTGAGGACCGAGATTTCAACCTATTTTCCAAACCTACAAGTAAACAGTGTTAGAGTTGCAAGTTCGGCTGACACAAATACAGTAACAGTTTATATAAAATACAGTGTTACTCAAACAAATATACAAGATGAATTGTTAATTAATTTTGAACAATAATGGCTCAAGATAGAGATATAAAATATGTAAATAAAGACTTTGGAGATTTTAGAAATCAATTAATAGAGTACGCTAAGAACTACTTCCCGGACTCCTATAATGATTTCTCACCATCATCGCCAGGTATGATGTTTATTGAAATGGCTGCTTATGTAGGGGATGTTTTATCCTTCTACCAAGACACTCAACTTCAAGAGACCTACATCCAACATGCCAAGAACCCAGCTAATTTATACAACTTAGCTTACATGATGGGATACCGTCCTAAGATAACCTCACCTTCAGAGGTTGATATAGAAATATCTCAAGTAGTAGGTGCAACCGGAGGAAACCCTAACTGGGACCAAGCCCTATATATACCAGCATATACAAGGATAAAATCAACAGTAGCAGATCAAGTAAATTTCTTTATAGATAAGCATATTGATTTTAAATTTTCAAGCTCCTATGACGATACTGAAGTAACTGTAGAATCCTTATCTGGAGGTAATCCTAATGAATTTAGGTTAACCAAAATAGCTAAAGCATTATCGGGAGAAGTAAAAACTATCACAGAGGTAGTTACTTCTGTAGAAAAATTTAAAACAATCACTATAGATGATACTAATATTATAGGTATACAGTCTGTAGTAGATAGTAGTAGTAATATTTGGTACGAAGTTCCATTCTTAGGACAGGATACTGTTTTTGTAGACAACACAAATAACGCACCTGACAAACAGTCAGTACCATTTAGTCTAGCCCTTCAAAGAGTACCTACAAGATTTGTAACAAGATTTTTAGCAAACGGTCAATTACAGATACAGTTTGGAGCAGGAATTAACGGACAAGACGACTCAGTAATTACACCAGACCCAACTAATGTAGGATTTGGTTCAAATCAAGGAGTTTCGAGAATTGACTATGCATACGATCCTTCTAACTTCTTATCTACAAGATCATACGGACTTGCACCTTCAAATACTACATTAACAATTAAGTACCTAGTAGGAGGAGGAGTAATAGCGAATGCTCCTGCAAACACTATAAACACCTTAGTAGGATATAGCGGAACACCAACAGCAGTAGATACTTCTAAACTTAGTACAGTAACATTTAATAACACATTGCAGGCAGCTGGTGGAAGAGATGGTGATACAGTAGATGAGTTAAGAGAGAATTCATTAAGAGCTTTTAATGAACAAGGAAGAGCAGTAACATTGCAGGATTATACAGTAAGAGCTTTATCAATGGATTCTAGATATGGATCAATTGCAAAAGTGTATATAACCCAAGATCAGTTAACAAACCCAAATAGTGCTACAGATAGCATAGTAGATAGTAATCCTCTATCACTATCTATATATACTTTAGCTTATGATAATAATAAAAATTTAGTACCTGCAACAAGTACCTTAAAAAGTAACCTAAAAACATACCTTTCAGAATATATGATTTTAACAGATGCTCTTAACATAAAAGATGCTTTTGTAGTAAATATAGGTGCTAACTTTGATATAATAGTAAAACCTAATTTTTCAGGAAGAGATGTATTACTTGCTTGTACAAATAGGTTAAAAGATTATTTTAACATTACTAAATGGAATATCAACCAACCTATAAACCTTTCAAGTATATATACACTATTGGACCAAGAAAAGGGTGTACAGACAGTTCAAAAGGTAGAAATAGTAAATAACGTAGGAGGAGTATATTCACAATATGCATATGATACAAAAGGAGCAACTAGAGACAATATAGTATACCCTTCTTATGATCCTTGTATATTTGAAATAAAATACCCGGATCTAGATATCAAAGGAAGAATAACAACAACATAAGATGGCAGTATATAGAATATTTCCCGAAAAAGACACATTTATATCAACAGAAGTTCCAACAGGCAATGCTGGAAAAGATGAGATAGTAGAGATAGGAGGGTATGTAGGTACTACAGGTTTAGGAGAAACGAATAGATTACTTATACAATATAGTACTTCCGAAATACAAGATGTAATATCAAGTAAAATCGGAACAGGTTCCTACAGCGCAAGTATCAACTTATACCTAGCAGATGCATATGAAATACCAGTCAACTATGCCCTATATGCATATCCAATCTATGGATCATGGGACAATGGGGTAGGTAAGTTTGGGGATATTCCAACAAATACAACAGGAGCTTCTTGGCAATATAAAAAAGCAGGAGAGTCAGATGCATGGACAACTACAGGATTTGCCGCAAATACAACAGGCTCATATAAGTCCGGTTCAACAGCAGGAGGTGGAAACTGGTATACAGGATCAGCAGGTATAGATTTAGAGTTTACCCAATCACACGCTCTAAATTCTACTAATGATGTAAATATAAATGTTACAAGAGCAGTACAGTTGTTTAATACTGGAGCAATAGATAATAATGGGTTTATATTAAAACTACCTAACAATCTAGAATATAATACAACATCCTCTATCCGTCTTAAATATTATGGCGTAGACACAAATACAATCTACCCACCTTTCTTAGAATTCAAATGGGATGACAGTGTATATAGTACAGGATCTTTATCGGTTCTTTCAAATAATATTTCAATTATTAATCTAACAAACAATAAAGGTAGGTATGCAGATGTAGGGAAACAAAGATTCAGAGTATCTGCAAGACCTAAATATCCAATTAGATCCTTTACAACATCATCAGCATTTTTAACAAACTACGCCCTACC